CAAGCGACGAATATCAGTACCACGCGTGAGTTGTGTAAATTGAAATCCATTCGACAAGCGGGCGACTTCAACGCCGCCAGGCGATGTCTCAAGAATGACATCAACAAAACCCACAGCATGCGCAGGCGTCGTAACGACAATGTGTTCCGCGTCCAGCTGCACGACGTTCGTGCCCAACGTCGTACCAAAGCGAATCTGGTACGTCGCTGTCGCGATATTGTAGCCACGAAGTTCGATTTGTGTTCCGCCGCCAAAGGTACCGAAGGCAGGCGAAGTCTCAGACAGCTCTGTCGCGAAATACAAAAACGCGTCTTCAAGCACAACGCTCTGACTGTCAATCGTAACAGTGAGATTGATAATGCCAGATACGAGTGCAGCAGGCGCTGTGACGGTGATCGACGTCGAGCTGACGACAACAACGCTCGTGCCAGGCGTCGCACCGAACAACACAATAGGCGCAGCGCCGGACGAACTGTTGCGAAAATTTCTGCCTGTGATCGTAACACTCACACCGCCCGCAAGGTAATCACCTTGCGGGTCGATACTAAGGATGATCGGGTTATAAGGATACGCGAGTGCGGACCGTGTAAGAGAGTTCGGCCCTCTATTCGGTCCGCCCGGTACCTCGCGTGACGGCATGTTAGTTAGGAGAGATCAACGAATACTGATGCAGTTGCACGGAACCGGTGGCAACTGTCTGCGTGAAGAACAAATCGACTTGCTGCGTCGTCGTTGAATCGAAGTTGGCGCCAACAGCAGGCGCTGAATTCCACGGGAGTATTGCAGACAGCACACCTTTTGGCGCTGTCGCAGGCACACCCAGCAAATCTTCACAGGCCCACGTACCTTGCCCCATCAGATTCGCAGACGCGCCGATAGCGCGACACGTCAGCATCACTTCAAGGTACCAACCAACGTTCGTGTGACCGGCAACCGTGTCAAGCAGAATCGCCAACCCGTCGAAGACGACCGTGCCGCCGAAGCGGAGATCAAAGCGTGCTGTGCCTGGCGTCGTGATAAGAGACGAAATGCGTCCAGACGCTTTGACAATCAGCTGCTTGCCAACAGCAAAGAAGTTCGCAGGCAACGTGTATTTACCAGCAGCCGGCAGCAACGTCGTCGCAGCAGCTGCAGTAACAGCAGTGCCATCAATCGACGTTGTAATGAGTGTTTCGCCCCACGATTGCAAAGACATCGATCAACTCCTTTAAGAGGCACCAAATTGTCGAACACTACGAAGATCGTTCATGATGATCTTCTTGAAGATTCGCGCGACGTCTTGACCGGTGCCGTTGACGTGCATCGTCAAATTGATAGTCTGCCCTCCAGGCGGCTGCATACCGTTCGGATATACCTGCGAGCCTACCGGGATGCGCACGGCTTCTGGACCGTTTTCGCCGACCATGACATCGACTAAACCACCTTCTTTGAATCCCGGCATCTTCGGGCCAGGACCATCAGGGAACCCGCGCGTATACGCGCCAAAGCGTTTGAAGAATGCAATGGCGTCTTCAAGAGAATAGTTGTGCTGAAGCCACGGCGTCAGCTGCGACACCGTCACACCCCACGGACGGAGCAAATCGTCAGTCAGATTCGCTCGTGTCACATTCGATGAACCGCCCATAGCGCGGTTTGCTTCCTTGATCGCCTTCAGCGCTTCGGCTTGCTTTTCAAGTTCTGTGGTATGTGCAGCAGCAGCCGCTTCGGCAGCCTGTTGCGCTCTCTTTGCATCTTCACCATAGCCACGCATCTCGTCGTCAAGATCACGGATCTTTTTCAACTGTTCATCAAGCGCACCACGCGTGTAGGTCAAACTGCCATAGACCATTTCATTGTAGGTACGCTTGGCCGTTTCACTCTGATCACGCAATGCTTCGATTGACTTGCTGCGCACAGTATCCCAATCGATGCCGACTTGACTCAACTTCTCTCTGGCGACAGCTTCAATCGCCGCGTAGTGCTCAGACCAATTGTTATCTGCGTCATTGAGCTTTGCCACTTCGTCGTCGAACCACTGTTGGATTTGCGCCTTCTGAATATCAAGCGTCGTGCCGCCGTGCTCGACGCGCAGCTTAAAGTATTCGTCCCACAGCTTAGTCGTTTCTTCGATTGATTTGCCTTGAATCTTCCACGCATCAGCATCAACCTTTGCCTGGTCGATCATCTTCGCAGTTAATTCTTGCTGCGTCTTCGCTAAGATCGCGGTATTCTTCGAGGCGACGTCGTCCGCTTCAGTGTTCTCAAGCGTCGCCTTCGATGCCGCTTCCATCGCGTCTTTGATACCGAAGAGCGTGCCGCCCAATTCGTCAAGCGTCGCGTCGAAAGCCGAGTGCCCAACAACACCCGCCGCGGCTTCTGCGGTTTGCGCAGCAAGATCAGCAGTCATCGCGCGTAGCTGCGTGCGTACCTCTTCGATTTCACGCGTTGAACCCTCAGGTACAAGGTGCAACGTTTCCATAGCACGCGTGATCTCTGTTGCGGCTTCAACGACACTATCGACAAGACCGACAACAACCGTTTCAGTGCCAAGAACGACAGTCTTGATCCCAGACCATGCGACGTTGACAACGCGCGCTAGTTCGATGGCGCCTAGCCCGAAGTTGACACCAACAATGGCAGCTTGTTCGATCCAGTGCGTTGTTGATTTGACTAGATCTTGCTGATCGCCACCGAATGCTTTGCCAAGCGCGTCGCCAATCGCTTTCATTCCTGCAGCTAGCACAGGCGACTTCGCAATCGCCGATGCGACGTTGTCAATGTAATTGGTGAAACCAGCTTTCAACGCTTCCAGCTGTTCACCAAAGTCGCGTTGTTGTTCGCCAGCGTCTTTGACAGCGGCTGACAAGATGCGCATGACTTCAATGCGTCGCGCTTCAATCTTGCCAGACTCTGACAATTGATCTTTTGTTACGCCCAACTTCTTGGCGTAGTTCTCTTCTGCGTCACCTGCGTCAACAACGCCAACAGCCATTGCTAGCGCTCGCGTGCGCCCGGTGACCATCGCGTCAGATACAAGTTCAAGTTGTTCTTTTGTTCCGCCTAATCCGCGGTTCTGCAGCACAAACGACGCTTGTGCCAAGACGCCAAAATCGTCAGCTGTCAATTTCACGCCAGCGGACAACAGATGTGCCGCGTCTTTTGCCAGTGTGAAATTGTCGATAGTGCCCTGCGTCCCTTTGCGCAACGCTTCCATATTCGCATTGGCAGCGTCGGCAGACCCACTGAAGTGCTCAAGCGTTTCATTCAAATCGTTAACATCGGCGCCACGATTACCAAGAGCCAACACAGCTCCGCCGATACCGGCAATCGCTGCAGACACAATGCCTGCAGCGCCGGCGACAGCTTTCAAGCTGTCTTGGTTTTCTTTCGTGAAGTTGCTGAGCGCAGCTTTCGCCAAACCGATTTCACTGGTGAAATTGTCAGTGAGTTCGATTAACCCAGAAACGACGCCGATGTCTGTCATTTCGCTCCCTTAGCGGCAAGTACCATGTTGTGTCCAGCGATCCAACCATCGATCAACCGCTGTTGATGTTCGATAGTCTGCCTCTGAACCTTCGCTGGTGCGTCACCAAACTTCAATCGGAAATCTTGCAACGGCTTACCGTCACGCATAACAGCTTGAACGATATGCGCGGTGTTCCAATCAGCGCGATACTCTGCGCTCGGGTCAAGCTCAAGAAAGTATTTCCACTCTCTGAACTTCCACCCAGGTATCTCTCGTAACATCTTGTCTACGTCGAGATGCCCAATCAGCCGTGCAATTTGATAGGCGAGGCGCCTGTCGGTGCCCCGCTCTAGTCCTTTTTTAAGGCCACCTCGCCTGCGGAATCCATCTTGTTCAGCGCAAGCGCACGACGCTGCAGATGGCTAAGAACTTTGAACGACTTGCGTTTCAAGGCGGGAATATCTTCTTTCGTGAACAGGCGATTACCTGCCCGGTCACGCGCGCAGTAGACAAGCACGATAAAGATGCCATCGGCAGCAGCTTCTTTCGTATCCATTTCGCGCGTCAGCTGCAACGTTTCTTCCGCGTCGAGCTGGTGCAGAAGGACAACGCCGGGCTGACCCGACGCGTCCTTCCACTCCGGTACGAGTTCTTCGCTGACTTCAAGATCACTACTACCGAGGATGTCGGCGGCAGTGAGAACGGTAGGCTGGGACATACCTTTCTCCTTTGCTCTGCATTAACGAATCGATGAAGCGATTACGCCTCAGTGACGGTGCCCGCCCATGTGATCGCCAGCATCGCACCTTGCTTGCCGTCAACCGGAGCGGGATCGAACTTGAATTGCTGCACGTAGGCGAAACCAGTTCGCGTCTTGCTCGACGGGAACAGAATCTGCCACGCGTTCTTGACGTTGTTGATGATGTCAGCCAGAATGTCGATGTGCGTGGCATCGCTGGCGACGTAGTTGATCTTGAACGTCGGATCACTCTGACGCAGAATCCCGAGCACGTGGGATTCAGACCCGTCGTTGTGCGTAGACGTTTCGATCTTGTTGCGCGACATACCGCCGGGATCAATTTCGGTGATCTCGCCGATGGTCACGAAGCTTGTTGGCGTCGCGAACAGTGCGCGCTTGATCAGGATTCCAGTCGTTGTAACAGCATTCGACATTGACGATTCTCCTCCTAGATGTGTGTTGGATCCTGATTACGCGTTGCCGCCGATGACGCAGAAGCTGACCAGCTGCGTTCCGGCCGATGGCGTGAATTGCAGAATATCCGCAGTTGTCGCTGTGATGGCGTAACCAGTCGCGTCTGGCGCCAGCAACAACAGCGTGCCGCCAGGACGAACAGAGATCACGTCAGTCGGATCCTTGAACCCGAAAAGTGCCGCAGCAGCATCGCCGCCGATTTCGACGTTGCCGGTGTTCGTGGTTGGCGTCCATGCCAGGAGTCCTTTGACCCGAACGAAAACGCATGCGGCTCCAAGCGCATCCGTGAGCGCACCGGACAAGTCCAGGTCATACGCGGCAGACAGCGACTTGTCGAGTTCCGTGTAGATACGATTGACCTGGTTCAGCCCGACGCCGCTAGTGAACACGGTCGCCAATGTGCGATCAAGCGTCGCAACAGCAGCTTGAAGACCAATCGTATTGGTCAGCACGAGGTTCGCAACGACTGAAATCTTTCCTGCAACTGCTGTAGACATGTACCGTCTCCTTTAGCTGGTGGCTGGTGAAAGACGTTTCACACAGTCAATGTTGAATGCTACGCGCGGTTTCCCCACGCTGTCTGTTCCGAGGTCGAACGGCTCTTGTTTAGGAGTGCAGATCCTCCACCATGTGCCATTGACGAATGTATTTACGAAACTCAGCACCAGATACAACGCGTGCGCTAAATCTTCTGCGTCTTCGTATGCTTCTGCGCGGCATACGATCTGCGCTGACGGACGCTCGTAAGCAATCGTGGTTGGCGAAAGATTATGCGTTCCCTCGTCGCCGTCACCTCCCGTCAAAATGATCGACACCCACGGACCAGTACCTGTAGACGGAATCACGGCTTTTGATCCTTTGAAGATGTTACGTCCGGCACCGGTGTATATCAGTCCCAGTCCCGCAGCTTCAAAGATAAAAATCAAATCAGCGACGAATGTTGATTCAGTCGCCATTACAGAGCTTTGTTCAAATCGATTCGCTTTGCGATGCGACCAGCCAAATGTGGCGCGCTTTCGCGTAGCGGACGCTCAATGTATTTCGCTTCGCCTTGCGCATGAAATGCTTCCAGGTCTTCGTGCACCTGTAACGCATAGTCAATGCCAGGACCACCAGCGACAATGGTGACTGAAATCTTGCGTCCTTCTCGCTTCGGCTCTAGCACCATGATCGATGCACGCAGCGCACCTGTATCAACCGGTGTGCGTCGCTTACATTCCGTCGCTTCAATCTGTGCTTCTTGAAACAACGCACGTGCAAACTCGTTTGGCGAGAACGCTTCAAGCTTGGTTAGCTTCGCCATCATGGCATCAGCGCCACGAAAGATCGATGGCGTTGCCACTAGATCAGACTCCCCAGGAAAATCTCAGTCAAAATCGGATGCCCGGTGCCACGGTCAACAAAGCCATCGGTGGCGATAATTGGACCAGACGTATCATCAGGCAACGTAAACTTGTCAAGCTCGTTGACAATGACAGAAGGATCAAGAATCGTGATCTGCGCTTGCGACATGACCAGTTCGCCAGTCGCTGAGCGCACAAGTTTTTGCTTACGAACCACCAGCGCTGGTCTTGACACAGCTGCTGCGTAAGAGCGCCGGCCCGCGCCATCGGTGCTAACGTAAGCTTCATGCGACACGTTCGGCTGTAGATCAGCCGTTAGTGAATTCGCAATTGCAACGCCGCTACGAACGATGTCTAGCAGGCCCATAACTTATCGTGAAAAAACTGCGTAAGCGACGACATCACCAGCAGTGAATGCGCCAAGCAAATCAAACGTTGTCGTTGAAACAGCCACTAACCTACACAGCGCCGCAGTTGTTTGATTGCTGCACGAGCCGTTAAAGCGTGTCGTCGTTGCTTGCGGAACGGTGATACGACATTGTGTGCCCGACGTCGCACCGACCGTGACTTCACCAACCGTCTGATTGCCTGCAATCGTCGCAGTAGTTGTACCGCAAGAATTCGCACCGACGTTCGCCACCGCCATTGCGGTGCCAGACACTTGAGAGAACGTCAGTCCAGCTGCAGACCCTGTCATAAATCGGGCTGCTGTAATCGAGCCTGTTGGCGTCAGATTCACAATCAGCTTTGTCCCTTGCGCCGCGCTCGTGAAATTTTCTGTCGCCTGAATACCAACAACACCGTTCGCCGCTGACGACCAACCTGGTGTAGTGGTTTCCCAACCTTGTCCAATCAGTTGAGCAAGGTTATCGTTTGCAAGTGCTTGTGTCGGCGTATCAAGTGTGCCTCGTGCTTTGCGCCCAACAAACGCGCAAGGAACGGCATCAGCTGATTCACGATCACAGAAAATTGTTGTCGCTGTCCCTAAGACATGAAGTGGACTCAGCGGCTGCGTTCCATAATTCACACTTGCCGACGCGGTACCTAATTGGGTAAACACCGTTGCCGGAAGCACCATGCTCGTGCCGTTAAGTGTCAACGCATCTTGCGTGGTCACTGAGCCGATTGGTGTATTCTGGAGAATGATCCGCGTGCCTTGATTCGTCGAAGTAAAATTCTCAGCCGCTTGCATCGTGATCGACGCATTCGTAGCTGATGTCCATGCCGGAGTAGTCGATTGCCAACCACGTCCGATCAAGTTCGTCAGATTGTCACCTGACAAGGTTTGACCCGGTGCAGAGACGGTGCCTCGCGCGTGGCGCCCGACAATCAGGGCGCCACCCGTCCCCGCATTGAATCGATCCAAGACAAGATTGACGCCAGTGAATTGAAATCCAAAACTCGGTACCACATCACATCCGGATGCGGAACACGGGAGTCCGTAGGTGCTCACTCCGGTTGAGAAGAATCGCGCGGCTTCTGTTGCCCCGTTGTTTCCAACTTTCACAATTACATCAGAGCCAGTCGTGCCAACACCTGACGTCGCTTGCAACGTCAACGTGCTAGTAGTTCCTGTGCCACCGATCACAGCTGGCGTTGTGATATTGCCTGAAAACGAACCAGTTGGAGCGGTATTCGAGCGCGCGCTACTCCGCGCGACACTGACGATTGCGGCGCCAGATGTAAACGCTGAGAAACGAAAACGCACATAGAGCGCGCCTAGGGGATTCGCGACCCAGTAACCGGTTGTCGTGGTGTTTGTTGCAGACGTCGCAGACGCATTCGGAAAAGACGCCATCGATACGTAGTTGTCGCCGGTGACAGATTGTTCAAACTCCACCGTGCCAACGAATGTTCCACGAACGTCGATGCCGATAGAGCCGGCGCCTTGCGTGTTGACAACGAAGCAACCAGTAATGTTGCCAGCAACGCACGACGTGCTAGCTATGGCTTTGCTCTGCTGCGCAAGTGCTGACGTGCATGTCAGCAACAAGGCAGCGATGACTGCTAGTGCTCGCTTCATGCGTTATGCCCTCGCCAATCTGCTGAACCCACCGACGCGGCTGCGAACGCTGCCCCACGACGGCGGAATCAAGTTGAAAACGGTGTCCGGTACCGGCTTCGCGATAACGCTGTCTTTGAACGTCAGCGCGACAGGACCGGCACGCAGCGACGTAATACCTTGCGTTTCGATGTCTGAATTGCCTGCGAGATCTCCTGCAAGCAACTGACGCGCATACTCTGCGGTTGCCTGCTGCAGCTCTGTCGGGATAGTGTGAACGTCAACGTATTCCCATCCCGTGCGCTTCAGCATGCCTTGTCTGGGCCACTGCAGCACTTGTGTGGTATCGGTGGTATGACCAGTCCAATCCCACAGTGAATCCATCAGCAACGTCGCCCACAAAATGGCAGCGTTCTTTTGGTCGCTAGTCGCGGCAGACCACGTCGTACCGACAGCTGGGCGATCAAGCTGATATTGTTCGGCGAACGCCAGCGTGCAATACGCATTGGCGTTCGCCGCACCGGGTGTTGTTACCAGGGTCGATACAGGCATGGGCGTATTGTTACGCCGGGTCTGCCACGTAGTGAATGAAGAAATCGATGAACGTCGATACCGTCAACGTCGCACCGATAGCTTTCAGCGTCAGTGCTGTGTTGGCGTCTTGCTGTGTGAACGATGCACCGTCAGCAAGCACAACCGCATTCGTCGCACCGGCGCGCACGACAGCGCTACGCGTCAGTGCCGCGACGGCCACGGCCAGCAGTTCAACGGCAGAACCCGCTACGACACCAGAGATATTGATCGATGTTGACGTCGTCGCGTTGCCACCGATGGCAACCAACGTCGCGTCAATCAAGCGCCAGCGCACACCAGGCAGAGCGGGGCAAGGTGTAAATCCAAGGCCCGTTGTCGTCAGCGCTGCAGCAGCGACGCGCTGCCGAAAGCTTTTGACAATGCTGTATTCGACCAGCACATCTTTGATGTATCGCGCTTGAAGAACGCCGCGACCTTCGGGGTAATTACGCAGATCAGGCATTGGAACGGTCTCCTTAAAAATTGAATTGAAGGAATGTCGGGGTGGCCCCAGAATCGGGGCCACCCTCCCAGCCGTTCCGGTTATCCGCCGATGTAGACGCCCGCGTTGGCGCGGATGACTTTCCCGCCCCACAGCGCGTCGAACGCCCACTGGTACTGCTTGTATTGCCGCGTCACTTCAAGACGCAGCGCAAGCCCACTGACTTCGTCGATGGCCGTCACCTGCAGCGTTGCGCCTGGGATCTGAACCGTTTCGAGAAGCGGCGCCATCGCAAACGTCAAACAATCGCGGTGCAGCAGGATGTTCTGAGCGAACCCGTTTGCACCGCTCTTACGCCCAACAATCGCTTCGGCGCCCGCAGTGGCAGCGAAGAGACCAGGCGTGATCGTGACGCTCGACGGAGTACCAGCACCGACAGACGATACAACGTTGTAGGTGTAAGAGCCGATGCCGATGATGTCACCAGCAATCAGCGTACCAGTCGCGCCACCCGACAGAGCAATCACCGTCGCGCCAATCGCGTTGACACCGGTGACCGTTGTGCCCGTCGTATACGTTCCACCCGTGCGGGTCGGAACGCGCTGCGACATCATCCAGATCGCGCCCAGCTTGTTGCCAATCTGGCCGTTCATGATGACGCCAGGTCCACCGCCGAACGACGCATCCTGGAACGCACGCAAGCCAAGCGCGTTCGCTTCGGCGTCCGTGTTCAGAATCACGTAGCGGGGATCCAGATCCATCAACTGGTTGTTGCCGATCTTGCGCGCGTCAAGATACGCTGTCAGATCGGTGGCGAATGGCGTGGTACCAGCAGTCCCGGCGAAGCCGTAAATGGCTGCCGTGATCTTCGTCCACATGTCGTCTTCGATGTAGTTCGCCAGACCTTTCAGCGCTTCGTTCGCCTGCATCGGCAGGATACCCTTGTCGACCTGGGACAAGCCCTTGTCGTCCATCGCGAACGGTGCTTCACGCCAGGTGTCGAGCGTAACGGGAATGCTCGTCGGCGTGACGGCAGTAACGGCAGGTGGCACGACATCGGGCGTGACAGCGCGCGTAGCGACGCTTGCAGGCACGGCGACGTTCACGGTGGCAAACTGCTTTGCCGCTGTGATGTCCTGTTCGTAGTTGCGGTTTGCGCAAAGGACCAGCGCCAGACGTTCGCGCAGGGTCGGCAGACCCATGGCGACAGTCGTGGCAAGGATGTTCGTTGTGACGATTGCTCCGGCCATTGTGTGAAGTCTCCTCTTGGAAACAAAGAATTGTTGTCCAAGCGACTTCACCGAAGTCGGGCACCGTCCACGCCGTGGCGGGCCAGAACGCAAATCACCGATCTGCGTTCTCTATTGCAGGTGTCTTGCCGCGTCTTATCTCACTGAGACAGCAGCTGCCACTTCACCGAAGCGACAGCTGCACAAAGACGCAAAGCTTACGAAGTCGTGTATTCGACGCGCATCTTGCCTTCACGAATTGCTTTGCCGTGTTCGCCAAGCTGTTGCGGTGTCGGGTTCGTCAGCACGAGCTGACCCGCCGGACGTCCGCCCGCTGCGCCTGGTGTTTGCGGATTCGCACCGCCGCCGCCTGATGGCTTGAACGCGAATGCCGCTTCTTTCGTCATGCGCGTCATCCACTCGTCCATCGTGAGCGGTTCGCCAGGACGATCTGCGCTGAACTGATTTGGTGCCGCTTTAATTGCGCCACCCTCGACAACGAAGACACCTTGCGCCCTTGACACGATGTAATCATGCGCTTCAGGCACGCCGCCAGCTTTCGAAAACTTGCTACCTAGCTGACCGCTCAGCATCAACGCGTCGGCGCGTTTCTTGTCTTCGGTCGCCGCAGTCGTAATCGTCGTGATCTGGTCGGTCAACGGCTTGACGGCGTTCTGCACCGCTGAGTTGATCAGCGCCGTCACGTCGTCAGGCTTCCCGATGCCCGCTTTCTTCAGCGCATCTTGCGCCGCAATCGCGTTCTTTGCCGCGTCGGCGTCGATGCCTTCGAACTTCTTGGCGATGGGTTCCAGTTCGCCAACCTTCTTGGTCAGCAGGACATT